TTGAACCCTTAGGGTTAGAGCACTCAAGAGTACACTCTTCAACAATCATACCAACTGTAGAATCGCCTTTTTGCCCTACGTCGACTTCTTTCAGAGGTCTCAGTGTGGCAATTTTGAACCACTTAGGATCATAAACGATGACAGATAGGTTAGCCAAGCTTACGTTTTGGGTATTAGAAGCGTGGTTACCTGATCTAACAGCAGATGTAGTGGCCAGACCCATAATGTAGTTTGGCTCCACTGTTATATCACCGAAGTCAGACATATAAACGTCAACAGAAGCTCTGAGCTTACCGCCTTCGTCTATGTTACGTCTAACGTTACTGTTAAGAGCCTGAGACTTCGCAGAGAAGTTCCTTCGGTTCTTGGGTGACATCATAGCTTTGGTAGCATTACCGCCTGCTTCAAACACGTTCTGCATGGCATCATCCACGTAGGATACTTCCAATGCAACACGAGTGTCAGTAGCAGCAGTCAGACCTGGTCTGTGAGTTCCTGCGGCGTCCGTACCAGCACCAGTAGGCAGTGTGGAAGGAACTTTCCATGTGGAACTTGTGGCCAGAACAGTATGACTCGCAGAACACAGCCAAGAGTAAAGACCTCCAAAAGTACCTTTGGTACCGGAAGCACCTGCAACAGCAATGTTAGTGCTGTGTACAAGGTTTGCCTCTACGTCACGACGAAGTTCTGTACCACGCTTTTTAAGCTGGTAAGCATATTCGTCTGCCACACCTGTTTGATCAACGGCACGTTTGGTACCTGAGACAGACACGGTCTTACCGTTGATCTGTGTATAGTTACCCAAACGAGTTCTGTTACGAATAGCGGAAGTAATAGTATTACCACCATCATTCTGGTTAGTAGCACCATCAGGTCCAACGTTATCAAAGTCGGCACCTTGTACCATCTCTGAAGCAGCTGGTGGAGCTAGTTCGTCTGTTTGCCACTCGTGATATATACCAGTAGCTTTTGTCTTTCCAATGGAAGACATGAACGGAGTTTCAGCGCGAGTAATCATGCTAATGAAGTTAGCTAGGTCCTCATTTTCCGAAACAGCCGCACCGTTAGTTCCAGAATCGAATCGGTTATCCGATGCACCCTGGGTTGCGTATTGTCCAGTAGCCATTATTTACCTCCTAATGACTTAAGTTGAGTTTAAGGATTTTAAGGCGTATTGTTTCATAAAAGCATCTTGATCTGCCTTGGAAGAATCCTCTTTAAAAGCCCTTGCTTTAACCATGGCCTCAGCATCCATCCGCTTCTTTTCGGCTGGTATGGATTTTTTCACCGGGGTCTTAAGCGTTTTAGCGATCTTACGTTTTGCAGTTCCCTTAGAAACACCTTTTTTAAGGTTTTTATAATCGTGAACAAACTTAACTATCGTAGGATTAGTAATACTATTTATTAATTGCTCAGGTAGGCCCTCTTCTAGGGCAAAGTCTCGAATTTCTTTGGCAGTATTCTCACTCCAATTAGGTATAAGTTGCCCTATATCTTTATTGAACTGAACTACTTGCTCCTGAAATTTCTGTTGTTGGAATTGCTGTTGTTGTTGTTGAATTCCTTTAAGAGCAGATTCCCGTCTACTACGGGCTTCCCAGTAAGTTTTTTGGTGTTTAGTTTGTTCTTTACTAAGTTCACCGATTTCGTAAGTATCGTCGGACTCCTGCGCTTTTTGTAACTTCATGGTGGCGTCATGATAAGCCTTTTGGGCTTTTATTTCTTCACCATAAAAGTTTTGCGCCAGAGCACTTCCTAGTTGATCAAGCTCAGTCAACTTTTTCACTTTTTCTTCTTCTAATGCCTTTTTGAGCTCGCCTATTTCTCGACCTTGTTTTGATAAAGACTGTTTGGTTGCTGAAGAAGCAATCCATTCAGATAACTTTTGAGTAACTTCCTCGCCGTTTATCTTATGGGTTACCATTATATCATCCAAGTCTTCCAGAGAATAACTTTCAGCTTCGGTAGACTCGTCATCTCCGCCTTGAGCTTCTTGGTTGTCATCTTCTGATATATCTTCTTCTACAGAATTACCTTCTTCATTTGTTGCAGCTTCTTCTTCAGAGGCCAGGTCTTGAGGTGCCTCTTCTTCTTCCGCTGGGTTCGCTTCAGCCTCAGGTAGAGATTCTTCAGGTAAGGGTACAATTCCAGCTTGTTGAGCCAGAGGTGAATTCCTGAGAATGTCACTGAGTTGTGCGTCTTCGTTACCGCCTGGAACACTCACATCATCCGATTGGGTAGAGGTTTGTTGTTCAGCCATTATTACTTACCTCCCGTTTTAAGGGTGGCAGTACTCGTGGCAGGTTTTTTGCCTTCCACAAATTCTTTCATAGTAAGTAAAGCTGCTATTTCTTGAGCATACTGTCTTACTTTAAAACTTCCTGCTTGACCAGCTATTTCATGGTTGAAATAGAAGGTGAGAGTATCGTCTATATTTTTCATTATCTTGGGTATGTTATCTGTTTCAATCAGCGCCATTCGTTTTCTCCTTCATAGCTTGTAAATTGCCACCGTAAGTTTCTATTTGTAACATCTTCTCTTTCACAGAACCAAGTGCCATTGCACAGTGGTATAGGTGATCTCGAGACTTATTCTCGTGGGGCTCTGTATTGAGCCACTTCAAAAATAGGTCCACTAATATTTCACCGTAGGCTTCTGTAAAAAATTCTTCTCGATGTTGTGCAGAAAACTTGGCAGTAGCCAAAGCTATTTGCGCTTGTCTGTCGGGATGTATTTTTCCAGTCAGCCTCTTCTCGGCATTTTCTTTATACTTATCCATTATTATACTCCACTATCCCCGGGGGTCCTGGGTGGACTTACCGAAGGATTCATCTTTTGCTGTGCATGAGATAATTCTTCAGGGTCCATGGACTGACCTGTGATATTTAAAGGGTTACTCTTACTTTTATTAACTTCCAGCTCGTCCAGTACTTGTTTGGACATAGCCATAAGGTCTCCAAAAGGAGGTCTCTCAGGTACTTCGACACCTTCTTTATGTGCTTTAAGTGATATGTCTGCCCACTTTTGCATGTGAGTATCGATTGCTATTGCAAGCTGCCTGGCATTGTCTTGGTAGGCATTATTAGATTGCACGTCAGTGTAACGGACATTCGCATGAGCCTGATCAATCTCGCTCTGCATTTTGGCCTCTGCTACCTTCTTGGCTTGCTCTTTTTCCTTGGCTTGTTCCTCAAGTGCCTTTGCAGTTCCCTGTAAAAACTCAGGGGTCGTATGATCCTTTAAGTAATCCGAAGGTTCCAAATCAAGTGAGGTTAATAGTTGATTCGCTATAGTGGCATAAGCGTCAGGCTTAAGCAAAGAACCGGCTCCTGCCTGATTAAGAAGAGGAATTAGATCCTTAGCTAACAACTGAAGTTTATCTCTCTTGTTAGCATTGGAATTTTCACCAAGATCTACGTCAACCTCAAGGGCCATTGACTTAGGAAGTTTTTTAATATCCACATCCAATATGCCATACTTAGGGTCTTGCATGGAAATTTTATCCATGTTATTAACCATGGTAGAGTAAATACCTTCACAGAGACGCTTAAAACCTGTCTCTGCAAATCGCCTACAAATGTGTTGTACTCTCTTTTGAGAGGCACTCATTACCGCTCCGAGTTTAATCTCAGAGTTTCCGGAGACAAACAATTCATCCTGGAGACCTTGTGCAGCCTTGGACATACCTGTGGCCTGTTCCTTGTGGCGCTGTAGGTACTCCAGGATCGGTACAGTACCCGTCGATATTTGTTCTGGAGGAAGTGACGATACTGCTGCCGTAGGGTTACCATTAGTTGGGATAAGATCCTTTGGTTTCATGTTTTGCAACGCGCTAAAGTCAACCACGTTGGGATCCGCGAGCTTAGGACTATAGTTAGTAAGGTAAGTGTTTTCTACAAATCCTCTAAGTATAGCCGTTGAGGCAAGAGTGGAGCTTCGCGTCATATCTGCTACTGATAGCCCATAGAATTCATAAGGAACTTCGAAGGGACAAATAGAACAGAGAGGAACCTCTTTAGCATCTTCTTCGAAGAGTATTATATTACCTGCTATTATTATATGTTTTAACTCAGCGATACCATCGCCATCTCGGTCAACTCTGACCCAACACTCTGTGACACTCACAGGCTGGTTAGCTTCCAGTTGACTATCTTCTTCACCGGTCCAGTAAGTCTGTCCTGTTATCTCTTTACGAGAAGACTCTTCTGGTTTATAAATCTTTTC